TATTTTTAGAAAATCGTGACAGAACTTACGATAAAGAAATCTACAGGATACGTGGAATTTATAATGTACAAAACATTGACTTTAATCTAAGTCAATTTGGCCTGTTCATTGACAATGATACCTTATACATGACAGTGCATATCAATGACATAATACAGATCTTGGGCAGAAAACCCATCAGCGGCGATGTACTTGAACTGCCTCACTTGCGCGATGATTATGCATTAAATGATTTTGATATTGGACTACCGCGCTACTATGTCATAGAAGATGTGGGTCGTGCGTCAGAAGGATTTAGCCAAACTTGGTTTCCACATTTGTATAGATTAAAAATTAAACGTGTAAATGACAAACAAGAATTTGCACAGATCTTTAATCAACCGGCAACTGATGCTAACGGAGATCCTACCAATAACACATTGAGGGATCTATTGAGCACTTATAATCAAGAACTAGCAATCAATGACCAAGTTGTCGCACAATCGGAAATAGACGCTGCACAAAGCGGATATCAAACAAGACAATTTTATACATTAGCTGCATCAGATTCAACAGGTAAAAGTACTTTGCAAGTGGCTGACGCGGATACTATCAATGCTAGCAGTGTTGGACAACTGGCAAGTGGCACATATGATGTTCCATTAAGAACTGGATACACTGGATATCTTGTAGGAGACGGCTATCCTGTTAACGGATATGCTTTTGGTTTTGGAATACAGTTTCCTGAACAACCTGAAAATAATGATTTTTATCTTAGAATAGATTTTTTACCTAATAGGTTATTTAGATTCAATTCAGTGCAAAACGGTTGGATTGCTGTTGAAGATTCCGTCAGAATGACCATGACGCAAACTGATACTAGACGTACCTTGAAAACAGGATTCATTAATAATGATGAATACACATATACCAATGCACAGGTTTCGGACTATATTGAATTAGCAAAAGATCAATATATTATTAACACTTCGATGCCATATGCTGGAAATAATACCGCACCTTATATTGTGTTAAAGATAAGAAATCCTATCCCTGGGGTAACAGAATTACAGTATGCACAAATTGATTACCCAAATATGATAACTTCATATGTTGAAACACTGACTAGTAAAACTGGGGTTGTTACTACACAGAACTCTATCAAGATTACACTACCAGTCATCAATGGCGAACAACAAAAAATAACATTTGCTGGACAATGGAACATCACATTGTATAACACTAGAGATAGTCAAAGACAAAGTCTTAGCAAAGTACTCAGACCAAAGGCGGATTTATAATGGAATGGTTCTACGATGCGCAAATAAGAAGATACATAACACAGACAATTCGAGCCATGAGCAACTTTGTTGTCAAATATGGCGACGGTACTTTGCACAGAATTCCAGTTATGTATGGTGATCCAGATCGTGCAGTAGCCAGCATTATACGAAATAACAGTGAAAATAAAGTCAATAGTATTCCTCGCATCAGCGTGTATGTAAGTAGTTTAAGTTTAGACAGAGATCGAACAGCTGATCAAACTTTTGTAGGCAAAGTTCATGTAAGAGAACGAGGAGTTTTTGTAAACCCAATGACAGGTGTAGAAACTTACAATCAAGCTGAAGGTAAAAACTATACTGTTGAAAGATTGATGCCGACTCCGTTTAGTTTGAAAATGAAAATAGACATATGGAGTTCAAATACTGATCAAAAGTTACAGATACTTGAACAGATATTGGTATTGTTTAACCCCAGTTTGGAACTGCAAACCACGGACAACTACATTGATTGGACCAGTCTAAGTGTGCTAAATTTAGAAGATATTGCATGGGACAGCAGAACAGTGCCTATAGGAAACGATAGTGGTAATAGCATAGCGACTCTAACTGTGCAAGCACCTATATGGGTTAGTCCGCCTGTTAAAGTCAAACATCTTGGTGTTATTACAAAAATTATTACCAGCATGTATGCTAACTCTTCAAGTAGCGGAACATACATAGAAGGTCTAGGAGCAGTTGATGATCCTATGGCCAGCACTACTACCTTAACCGATCTATTGAGTCAAACAGTTACAACTATCAGTGACTATCAAATACAAGTTTATAATAACCAAGCAAGATTGTTGGGTGCCAATGAAAGTGTAATCCCTATGGAGCCTGCCCTGGATATCAGTGTCAAACAAGGTCCAGGTATCAGTTGGTTAGAAGTTTTTAGTCAATATCCAGGTGAATATATTGCAGGCTCGAGCCAAATATATCTAATACAGTCTGATGGCACATATGTTGTTGGAACTATAGCGCTAAACCCATTAGATTATACAATATTACAAATTAATTGGAATCCGGATACTGTAACATCAAACACTGGTATCGACAGTCAGGGCAACATAGAATTTCAAAGTCCAGCTTATATGAATAGTCCTACGCAGTATAGAACTAATAGTCCTGGTACATTCGATGCCATTGTTAATCCATTAACATACAATCCTTATAGACCAACAGGTAATGAAACCAGTGACAGAACAATTCCACTTGGACTGAGATTTTTAATCATTGAAGATATTGGAAATGCCAGTAATCTTTCTCCAGCTGTGGCTTGGGGCAATCTTGTAGCAGTGGCTAATGATATTATTGAGTGGTCTGGAACTGAATGGAATGTTATTTTTAATTCTGCTCAAGAAACAACTACCATGGTATGGCAGACGAATATATACACTGGAGTTCAATATCTATGGGACAGTGTCCAATGGAAGAAAAGCTTCGAAGGTGAGTATACAAAAGGCCAATGGAAAATAATATTGTAAAAGAATCTATAGTATGTAGTGGTGCACTATTTTACGCTAAATCCACACGAAGATTTTTACTATTACAGAAATCAGAAGGCAAACATGCAGGTACCTGGGGACTAGTTGGTGGCACAACTGTGTTAGGCGAAACTCCGTGGGAAGGATTGCTCAGGGAAGTACGAGAAGAAATTGGTAGTGTGCCTGCAATTATTAAAACTATTCCACTAGAAACTTTTGTTAGCAATGATAGAGTTTTTAATTTTCACACTTATCTATGTGTGATAGACAACGAATTTGTACCTATATTGAGCGATGAGCATCAAGGTTGGGCGTGGGCAACTATAGATCGTGCACCTAAACCTTTACATCAAGGACTGCGAAATAGTTTTAGCTCAAAGACTATTCGTACAAAATTACAAACAATCTTTGATCTAGTTGATTTAATTTAATAAAAAGTTTGTAAAAAATAATCTGTTCCATGTTCTCTAGATTTAATCCAGTCTAGCCCAGGACTGCATATTCCACTTTGTGCTACAGTCTTGCCGCTCCACGGGTCTCCTGTGATAAGATAAGGATTTTCACAAACTATTGTGGTCCAATTACCACTTATACTATACATTTCTATAGTCGCATTAGTCCAATTTGATATACAATCTTTTACACAATATTCTTTAGGAATATTTGAACTTACAAAAACTATTTTTACTTTTTGTTTTTTTAATTCATGTATCAGCGATCCTACTTCGGGCACCAACAAAGGATTAGCCCAATAATCGTTACATATTAGACCTGCTATTGTAATTCCTTTATAAAGTATAGTCGATACACCTTTTCCTGGTGTGTACTCAGATTCAAAACATAAATTTTTATAATGTGTATGTACAACTTTACCGTCTATAATAAACTTTTGTGTGTTAGACCATTCATTATTTTCATTATAAAATGCTGTTCCTAGAATTAAATCTACTTTTTTATCCACAGAGTATGCTATTAGCTCGTCAAGACCTTGTGTAGTTTCAACCACACGGGGATCGGCAACGGTTTCAGGTTTCCATAAATAACCGCTAAGTGCACATTCAGGAGTACATAATAAATCTACTTCATTATCCGAAGCCCAATCAATTGCTTTTTTAATTTCAGTAATATTTTTTTTAATATCACGTGTTACTGGAATTTGACAGCCGGCTACTGTGCATAATTTAGGAGGCGGAGTCATCGTTAGATTTACAAATCCATGGTTTTCTGGATTAGGAATTGTAGTTATAATTTCTGTTGTTGACATTTTTTTCTTCTAGTAGGTTAATTCGATTTGATAAATCTATCAATAAATTTGGATATTTTAAGTGGCGGTGTAAGATATCTTTCAGTATACACTTTGCACAATTCCTTGTTACTAAATTCAAAGTCATTGATTTTTTTCTCTGAAAGTATATTTTTAATAAATCCTTCATTGAGATCTATTGGAATTTTTTTGATTATATAATCAATTATTTTGTTAGAAAGAATATCATGGTTAGATAAGCACAAGTGATTAAATCTTGGATCAGATACATGAGGTATAAACCCATCTATATTTTCATCATTTGAAACTTGTGCAAGTGTTCCTGATGAAAAAACAAGATGAGTGTAATCGTCTATACTTGGTATATATTGATCAAAACCTAATATAATAATTGGTTTTTTCCATCCATTTATAGCAACTAAATTGTTTAACCAACCCAATCGATGTCGCAACATCATTATATCTAGATGAGGGCGT